TAAAATGGGCTAACCCATGACGTATAATGAGTTAAAAACAGCTATTCAGCAGTACCTTATGGTGGAATACGCTGGGGACGGGGCCGAGCCTACATTTGTAGCAAACCTTGATAACTTCATTAAAAACACTGAGATTATAATAAATAACTCAGTACAACTACCCGCGTTTCGTAAAAATGTAACAGGTACTTTTACTTCTGGATTTCAGTATATAGACTTACCTACAGACTTTTTATCTATATTCTCTTTAGCTGTCGTGCCTAATACTATAGTTAACGTAACCCCAACAGCAACCTACCAGTATTTATTAAACAAAGACGTAAACTATATTAGAGAAGCATACCCTTATCCTGTATCTACGGGCATACCTAAATATTATAGTTTATTTGATAATACCGCTCTTATAGTAGGACCTACCCCGGACTCTAACTATACAGTTGAAATGCACTACTACGCCTACCCACAGTCTATTACAACGGCTCCATCAGGTACAACTTGGTTAAGTCTTGAATTTCCTAATGCGTTACTTTGGGGATCTTTAGTAGAGGCCTATATATTCTTAAAAGGTGAGCAAGAATTAATCCAAACATACCAAACTAAATTTGACCAAGTTATGGCTGAGCTTAAACAGTTGGGTGACGGTAAAAACCGTCAAGATTCTTATAGAACTACACAAGTACGAGATAAGGTAAATTAATATGAGTGAAGAAAATAAAACCCCTATTGCCGCTGTGCTTAATAGCGTAAGCATAATAACAGAAAATAATGAGCCTGAAGAGGCTGTAGAAACCGAGGAAGACTAATGCCTATAACCCAAGCGATAACATCCACGTTCAAATCAGAGCTTTTAGGTGGATTGCAGAACTTCACTGCGTCTACTGGCAACACTTTTAAAATAGCTTTATACACATCATCTGCTACTTTAAACTCAAGTACAACCGTATACACTACGTCTGGAGAATGCCCAAGCACAGGTAACTATACTGCTGGGGGAAACACTTTAACAAGCCAGAGCATAACTTTGTCAGGTACTACAGCTTATATTGATTTTGCTGATTCTACTTGGGCGAGCTCTACTATCTCTGCAGCTGGGGCGTTGATATACAATTCAACTAACTCAAATAAGGCAGTATGTATTTTAGACTTTGGTGGTACTTTTACATCAACTAATGGCGCTTTTACGGTGGTATTTCCTGCACCTACAACTACTACCGCTGTATTAATACTAAACTGATAGAGACATGGCTGATGTTTCTGTAGGCATAAGAGGGTGGTCTGGCGGTGCATGGGGGGTTGAGGCGTGGAATACGCCCACCCCGACTACTTTTTTCTCTCCTCTAACGCTTACAGAAAGATCGGTAACTACAACTGCAGGCGCGGCATCCTCGGTTACAGGACAAAACCTTACTCTTACAGAAAACTCGGTAGCCCTAAGTACGGGTCAAAACGTATCGGTAACAGGACAAAATCTAACCCTTACTGAACGATCCGTATCCCTTTCTTTGGGGGCAACTCTATCTGTCACAGGACAGAACCTAACTTTAACGGAAAACTATGTAAGTATAATTTCTGTTAATAGCGTTTTTGTTACGGGCCAAAGCTTATCACTTACAGAAAACTCTATATCCTTAAACATAGGGCAAAGCTTATCTGTTACAGGACAAAACCTAACCCTTACTGAGACCCCAATAGATTTAGCATTAGACGCGGCTATGCTTGTTACAGGCCAAGAGCTTGTTCTTACGGAGTCCTTAGTAGACGTAATATCAGTTAATAGTGTTTTTGTTACAGGGCAAAGCTTAACGCTTTTAGAAAATAGTGTAGATCCACAACTATCTGTAGCACCTAATATAATAGGGCAAAACCTAAACCTAACTCTAAATGCTCCAAAATTTTGGTTCCCTGTTAACCCAGACCAAACGCCTAATTGGCAACAGATTAATAACACCGCTCCTGTAACATGGAATTTAGTAAACACAACGCAGAGCCCAAGCTGGGTAAATATAGGCACAAACCAAACCCCTGCTTGGTCTCAAGTAAACACCGTACAAAATCCAGATTGGATTGACATACCCCATTAAAAATGGTATACATAGCGCACAATTTTTGAGGATAAAACCCAATGGCATCAACCTATTCACCTAATTTACGTATCGAGCTTATTGGTAATGGCGAGCAGTCCAATACATGGGGCACTACAACCAATACTAACCTAGGCACTTTAATTGAGCAAGCCATATCTGGTTTAGTATCTGTTGATGTAACTGCGGGTAATGTTACTCTTACGACTTTAAACGGTGCTTCAGATCAGTCCCGTCAGATGATTATTGTAGCGACAGGAACTCCGGGTGTAACACGCACTATTACGGCACCTGCGGTTAATAAAGTTTATATTGTTTACAACAACTCAAATGCGGCTCTTAGCTTTATAGCTTCCGGTGGTACTGGAGTGTCTTTAAGTGTAGGTGCTAAAAAATTAATATATTGTGATGGTACAAACTTTGTTGAGGCTATTAACTCTGTAGCTATTACTAGTGGTTCTATTGATGGCGTTGCTATAGGAACCACAGCGCCCGCCGCTGGTAAGTTTACTACTCTTGAATATACAAGCACTTTAACAGGCGGTACGGGAGTTGTTAACATTGGTTCTAACCAAATATATAAAGACGCTTCTGGTAATATAGGTATAGGTGGAGCTAGTTTAACGGGCATTTCTTTACTACTACAGAAGAGCTTAACAGGTAGCACTGATGCGGCTCAATTATATAATAGCCCTACTATTCTTTCAGGCGTTACCTCTACCGCATCTCTGTTTGTTACTTCTCCTTCTACACAAGCCGCAGCCTTTGCGTTGGCGTCCTTAACCCACTACAACACATCTTTTAATACAACAGGTGCGGGGTCTTCTATTACTAATCAGTATGGGTTCAGTGCGGGGTCAAGCTTAACAACAGCTACAAACAATTATGCTTTTACAGGTAACTTAGCCTCTGGTACAGGCCGTTATAACTTATATATGGCTGGCACTGCTGATAACTACATAGCGGGGTCTTTAGGTATTGGGGCTACTACTATTGCAGGTATAAACGTACTTGTGCAAAAAAGCTTAACAGGGTACGCAGACGCGGTTCAAATATACAATAACCCAACTATTCTTTCAGATGTAACTTCTACCACTTCGTTATTTACTACGTCCCCTTCTACTCAGGCAGCAGCATTTACATTAGCGTCCTTAACCCATTACAACACCTCTTTTAATACCAAAGGTGCAGGGTCTGCTATTACTAACCAATATGGGTTTAGCGCAGCGTCCGGTCTAACAGGCGCAACTAACAATTATGCTTTTACAGGTAATATAGCAGCAGGTACAGGTCGTTATAACCTCTATATGAGTGGTACTGCTGATAACTATATGGCTGGGAAGTTGGGGATTGGAACAGTATCTACTACAGGGGAATCTTTCAGAGTTGGATATACTGCGGATACAACTGCAGCCGTCTACGGCATAAGAGAGTTAACAGTAGTCAACCAAGCCACCACTACCGATGTCTATGGCGTAGCGTCACAAACTAATATATTGGCCCCTGCTGCTCTGACTTCTTTATCTAGATTTTATGCTGCGCAAGGTAGCTTTACAGGTACATTAACAAACCAATTTGGGTTCAATGCATCTAATGGATTAACAGGCGCAACGAATAACTACGGCTTCTACGGTAACATTGCCTCAGGTACAGGTCGTTACAATCTCTATATGAGTGGTACTGCTGATAATTATTTAGGTGGTAGCACAACCATCAGCGTAACGGACAACACTAACGCAGCTCTGCGTATCACACAGCTTGGCACTGGCAATGCACTTGTAGTTGAGGATAGTGCGAATCCTGATTCGACGCCTTTTATGATTGATGCAAGCGGTAATGTAGGGATTGGAATAACACCCTCATTTTCAAGTACAAAATTATCAATCGCAGGGTCTGGTTCAGATGCAGCAACTTGGTCTTTTAGGTATAGCGCAGATGGTTCTGGCTATGAAAACTTATTTATTAAATCAAGAGGAACTAGTTTATTTTCGCCAGCAATAGTTCAGTCGGGGGATCGTCTCGGTGGTATTCGTTTTGCTGGATGGGATGGGGCATCATACACAGGCGCTGCATTAATTTCATCTGAAGTAGACGGCACTCCCGGCACGAACGATATGCCCGGAAGGTTAGTGTTCTCAACCAC